AGTCATTGTCTTCCTCGGTTTCTACGTAGAATACGTGCTTTGATGTGCAGCGGTACTTCTCTAAAGGTTGCCTGTCGGAGTGCTTGGCATCTCTGACGAGGAAACTTTGTGATGGGCAGAACGGACAGTTTAGGTAAGCCATGTTATTTGCTCCATTTCTCTGCAATGGTGTAGGTACTCTTCATTTCCACACTCTTCATAACTTCTGCTGCTGCCCTTCTAAAACAATCGGACACCAACTCGGCCAGTTCCTTGGAATGCACTTTGGGAGATGCAACGATTAGTTCGTCATGGATCATCGACAGCAACCTAGCGTTGTACTTTGGGAGAATGTGCCAAAGGTACGGTTGGCCTTGAGCATCAAATCCGCAGGACATGGCGCGTTTGCAAATTGAAGCATTAGTCCCTTGAATCGGATGGTTCTTTCCCCGTCTCTCAATACTTCCCAGCATTGCACGGAACCCTTGTTTTATCTCCTGCTCACTTGGTGAACGGTGCGTGAGTTTATATGTCTCCTCTTCATTGGGTTCCCGTAGGTTCCTTTCTTTGAAACTAAAAACATTTGCTTGGCTTGATGCTTCGTCCAGTTCCAAGCGTTCGCTACGGTTGTCAATGAACCACGCCTTAGCAGTTTCCCAAGTAGGTTCAGGGAACGTTCGGCGTCTGCCAAACATGTCCCGTGCCTCTTTGTCCTGCTTTGCCAACTCACCTGTACGACGTAGGAACAACCAGATATCAGGGAACTTTTCTTCGTGCAATTCCATGAGTTCCTTAGCCGCGTCCTTTGTAATTCCCAATGCATCTGCCAAGGCATCTGGACCCGATCCATAGCAGAGTCCAAAGTTCAGGGCCTTAGCGTGCTTCCTGAGTTTCTTATGCTCTGGGCATTCGCACTGCACACGCTTTGGTTGTCCGTCTTCTCCCAGAGCGTAGTAAGAGCACTCAGGTAAAGCAATCTCTTTCCAACGCTGTGGATAGAGTATCTCTGTACACAAAGAGTGCACGTCTTGGTTCTTAGCGAACGCTTGAATCCACGACTGTGCCTGAGCCAACTCCGCAATAATGCGTAGCTCACAGCCAGACATGTCAATCGTAATTAAGTCTTCACCTTCGTCCGCAATGAAACAATCGCGAACTTCTTCCTCTGCAGGAAGGTTCTGTGCGTTGGGCTTACTGGATGAACTTCTTCCCGTCTCGGCTTCTAGCTGATTGAAGAGGCAGTGCAAGCGCCCATCACCGGGGTGCAGCCAGCCTTCTACCTTGCAAGGCTTAGTAATCCACCGCTGTGTCCACTGCGCCCCGTATGTGCCAATCGTCTTGCCACTTACTCTATGATTGCGAAGCGTCTGAATGATTGGGCGATCATTGAAGCGCAGTAGTGTATCATCGGACACATCTACAATACTCTTCATACCCGGAAGTTTCTTTAGGGCTTCCAGCATCTGAGGCTGGGATGCATAGTTTAAGTAAGCAATACCTGCACACTTCTCAATGTTGTGCTGTACCTCCGTGCGCTTCTTGCTAAGTTCACTGTAGGCTTTACGGGCTTCTGCCTTCGCTTCCCTACGGGTTCCTTCTGCCGCTTTTAACTCAAGGGCTATAACAGCTTTCTTGCCCTTGTCTTTCTCCAAGCGTTTCTGTGCTGCTAAATCAATTTCACGTTGTGTAGGAAACTGGAAGTCTTCCTGCCAATGTTTGTAACGACGTTCAATCTCCGCTTCATCAATTTGTTCATCTTTCCTGCCCACAATAGGAATGAAATATTCATCCAACGTCTTGAGTTCTTCTTCTCGCCGTGCGACGGCCTTGTCTATGCGCTCCATCCACTTGGCAGTGTCCAAACGTTGGCCTGAAAGGTGCATATCCACATAGGCTGGAATAGCCTCATTTTCAATCTGTGCGACGGCTAGTAACTGATCTCGCTGCATTACATTGTTTTGTGCTTGACGAATTGCCAAGGGCATACGAGTATCGAACGCTGCGTAGTTGATCTGGTCCTGCGTCAACTCAGACTTCAAATCAAAACTGCTTTGCAGTTCTTTGTTCAACTCCAAGCCAAAGTAGCGTGCAGCCATAGCCGCCATAGAGAACTCTGCGTATTGTTTGAGGCTAAGGGTACCCGCTTGAATCACGCGCTCTGCCAAGTCACACGAAAATATGTTCCACATTCTAATCCCAAAGTTCCATCTAAGTACTTCGTAGTCGAATGCCAAGTTAACACCAACTTTGAGCCAGTCTTTTGAGTTAAGGACAGGGCCAAGCACGGCAAGTATGGCACTATACACACCTTCGTCATTGGCTCCATAGTTGCCTTGTGTTGCCACGAGTCTGTCTTCGGACCCAGCAAATGCCAGCAAATCCACTATGAATTGACTCTCGCGGTTTCCAATTTGGAGGGTTCTTACGCGGCGAAACCAAAAGTCTTCCACGCACGAGGTCTCGGTATCAAGCCCTACGACGTGTTCTCTGTCAAGAAAAGTTTTTAATTCCTGTAACCCCGCGTTGTCCTTCACGAGTGTTACCCTCAATGGAGGGTTTAGCTCAGCAAATACCACGGGTTTCAACTGGTGCACAATCTCAGGCATTTTCACCTTTCATGTACTCTGCTATCTTTAGATGTTCTTCTCTCGTTCCATTGTTCTTTAGGCGGTTTGCACGGTTACTAATAATCTTCACGTTTCCATGTATGTATCCCAAGTCATTGTTCACACGATCCATGGAAGGAGAGTTATCCTCGGGACGCCCAGTAGTCACCACATAATCTAGTAGTATTCCCAGTACAGGACACATCTTTGGTAGAGGCAGAAGGTCAGACAATTCCAAAGAAAATTCCACGCCCAACTTTTTGCACTCGTTTCTTTTGACTTTAAGCATGTACTTGGCAGGGTTAGATACACGCTCCTGTAACTTTCGTTCTTTTATCTCTTGTGCATGCTCTCTACTATACTTCCTTGCTTTGCACTTCAGTTTTTCTTTGTGCGCTTCATACCATTCCCTCTGATATTTCTTAGTTTCTTCTGGGTGCGCCTGTCTCCATGCACGACTGCGCTCTACTGCGGTTAGTTTTTCCATATATTATGTATACCATAAAGAGTATGGCGTGTCAAGTTTTAAGTATACTGTAATTTGCCCTGTGACCAAGCCCGTTGCTTCCCGAAGCCCCGGTCGAGGCCGCGCAGGGCCTTCCTGAGCTTCGTCTGTTCCTGCCTGATAAAGTCCACCTTCTCAGGGACACCTGCTTGGCCCTGTGCGATTGCCACTTCCATATCTCTCTCGCGCTGGACCCACACGTCTAGTTCTAAGTTCAGGGCCTGCCGCTGTTTGCTACGGGCGGACCTAGATGCTGCATATTTGAGCATTTTATAAGTGGCTATCCTTTCAATAGCTTAGCTGGCATAGCATGAGCTATCTTGTTGATTCAAGTAGCGTTACGTTACCCATGCAGTACCCTCCACAGTATATGTATCACCTCTGCGGAGGTGGGGTGAACTTAGAATATCACGGATTTCCCAGTTGTCAAGTTTTGCCTGCAACACTAAGATAACAAATAACTTGCAATATACGAATATCTTCGTATGTCTTGTAACTTGTTGAATACACAGGGTCGTGTTTCAAAAGCATGTCGAGAAAATAGTTGTGTCTCAAACTGAGAAAGATTTATGTTGACAACCTGGGAATACCGTGCTATACTTTAATCACCATCAAGAACATGCGCCGGGGCCGTCCCTCGTTTCTCCTTTCGAGGTTGTGACGCCCCGGCTAGACATTGGGCTTTAGTTTCTAACGGAATGGCGAGGCAACCAACTCGCCGCCCATCGACTTATACCCCACGCCAACAATGTTGGTGACAGGGAACGCGCACACCACGCCTCCCTTTAATTTTGTATCGGTCACGGCGCAATCAAAGAAACGCCACATGCACCGATGCTATCGAGTTGCGCGGCTCCTAAAGCCAACGGTTCCGCGCTTCTCATTAAGGTCACATGTCAGATGACATTCCGCAGGATGATGAACCACTCTTCACATTACAAGAAGAGAACAGCCTTGGCAAATTTGACCAACGCATGGCGGACCTCATAGAGTTCGCACGCACACAGTACATCTCAAGCGAAGTACGAGACGCGTGTGTGAAGGAACTGGACGAGGCAAAGAAGAACCACTACAAGATTCCAAGAGTTTAGTATCAAGCTGGGGAAGGTCGCAGGTTCGAATCCTGCCTACCGCGTGGCACCAAAGCAGACAGTCCTTCGGGACGGGCGCGGTGTGCGGTTGTAGCTCAGGCGGAAGAGCATCCCCCATGAATGTCAAGTGCAGACAAAAACGCACCCGACGCCCAGTCGGCCCGTGAGGGGACGAGGCAATAATTTCGAAGCATGTCGCGCATCGACGGACCAGTGCGGACTGGGGACATGTGCACGGTGGCGAACTGCGTGGTAATCCACCGCTAAAAGTTTGACGGCTGATGGCAGAGAATGAGGCATGCACCCGACGTTGGGTCGGGACTACGCGAGACGCGCCCCTCGCAAAGCCGACCATTTACTACAAGGTCGTCGCAGGGTGCGACCGGGAACAACTCACCCTTAACTTTATAAAAGATTCGACACGTTTCCTGACTTCCCCTTGAGGGAGGCATGTAACGATTGACGCACACAGCGCGTTCAGTCAGGCTTGTCGATAAGTCGCCTTAGGGCGCATGGGTGATGCTTAGCGGACCTGTAGCTCAGGAGCACCGCAGTCACCGTAGCCACACCGTATCCTTCTGGAGCGGGGCCGTGGAATCCGCCGTGGTTTCGCCCCACGCAAACGGAGCGGCGTACGGAAACCGCAAAGGCGTATCGCTACGCCAAGGCCAACTTAGCGACACCGTTGGGACAGAAGCCGCTGTTGTACTGTCGCCTCCTATAAAAGCAGCGACGAGGAACGTACGGTGGTAGCGTTCTAGTAATACTAGCCACTACGCAGTTCGCAAAGGTCACCTACGCGGCGTATCCGCAATGGCACCTACTGCGCTTCGGGAGTTACCGTTCCCCTCAAACTTGTCAGCCGTCCTCGCGTGGACGCAGGTAAACGGAAGATACCATAACATCCCAAGACCTCGAATCTTGGGCCAGACTCGGAGGGTGCTCCAACATCCTCCTTGAGTCGTCCTTGGAGGGATATGAAAATAGTTTACTGGCACAAGAAAGACAAAATGTGGAATGCCATGATAGGTATGAACTGCAAACTAATATACCTTGGTGGTTATGCAACCCCTGAGCAAGCCGCAATAGCATATGATGAGTCGGCTAGACGACTGTTCGGAGAGTTTGCAAACACAAATTTCTAAGTACCACCCAACCACTCCTTAACCGGAGTGGTTTTGTCGTTTATACACCCTGAGATGGTGCAGCATTCAATCTCACTCCATATTGCTCGAAAGCGAACGCGGTGAGCATCGGAGTTTAACATGCGTGCTTCTTCTTATTTGGCAAAATTGTACAACCACTATAACCGAGAGTTCTTCGGTGGCAGACTGCCTGACGGTGTGAAACTGTACTACGCGCCAAAGCTGGACAAGGTTAACACAAAGGACGGGAAGCATCGCAGTACCTGTGCAGTGACCTACTTCCTCAAAGACAGACCACCAGTCATTGTGATTAGAAAGACACCAGCTTCAAACATGCGACACCGAGCATCGGACTTACTGCATGAAATGGTTCATATATCTAAGCCCAATGCAAACTGCGAGGCACAAGACCCACGCAGTGTATTTCAGATGGAAATGAAACGCCTAGCGAAAGCCGGGGCATTTCAGAACGTGTGGTAAAACTAAAAACTCAGGAGACTCAGGATGAGCATCGAAACCGTTATCGAAGGTGAAGTGAAGTCCGTTGTTGAAGACGTAGTGGCACCCGTGGAAGCGAAAGCCGAGACTGTTGCAGAAGCAGTCGCCACAGATGTTAAGGCTGTCGAAGCAAAGATCGAGTCCGTTGTACCAAAGGTTGAAGAAGCAGTTAAGGCCCTTGAGGTTAAGATCGTGGCCGAAGAAAGCCTGTTCTTGCGCGAAGCAGAACTGGAGTTCCTAAAGCTGCAGATGGAAATCCAAAGGCTTAGCAAACTTGCAGAAACGAAGTCGAAGTCGTATGTAGACTACGTTGAGCAGTTGTTTGTGAAGTATGGTTTGACGAAACTCGAATACGTGTTCAATGGCGCAGTGAACACCTTCAAGAAACTGTAAGGAGCCGCAATGGCTGAAGACTCAAAAGAAGTACCTCAGGCGTTACCACAAGTGCCGCCTGAGGTCTCTCTAGTAATCATCCCTACAAAAGAGGGTGGAACTAGGGAAATGCTACGCGGTTCGAATGGTGCCTTCGTTAAGAAGAAAAGGAACGTTGTTCCATCTATTGAATTTACGCGTAAGGAAAGAAAGATTCTGTACAGCCCTAACAAAGCAAAAGATGGCATGACAGAACATGAAGTGGCCTTCCGCAATATTCTTAGAATAGCGCAAGGCGAGGGAGTAACTAAGGAAGACATGGCATCAGTGAAAGCGTACGAGGTAATGATGCGGCGCGCACTGGGCAAAGAAGCACCATCCGAACAGGAACTAGACAGGATGGAACGTCAACCTGTTACAGCGATATTCGTTCAAGCCCCACAGATCATGCATCCAGAGGTCGTGGACGGAGACAAGGTAAAAGATGTTTCCAAGAAACCAGACTTTGCCGAAGTCATCAGCATAGTTACGAACGAGAAATAAACATCTCACGCCTAATTAACGTGGGCTAGCTCGGGAGGGTGCTCCAACATCCTCCTTTGAGCGTCCTTGGAGGGACACAATGTACAAAGATAAAGATAAGAAACAGAAGTACATGAAAGAGTACAGCAAACAGTACTACAAAGATCACAAGGCAAAGATTTTGAAAAGTACCACAGTTTGGGCTAAGAACAATCCCGAACGAAAGAAAGAAATAGCCAGAGATAATGATCTCAAGAAAAAAGGTTGGACTCAGAAGCGCTATGATTCTGTGCTAAAAGAACAGCATAACTTGTGCGCAATCTGTAAACAATCCGTTGAAGGAGTTCTGGATGCAGACCATAAGCACTCGGTTCCTCCTGTGCCGCGTGGGTTGCTGTGTCATTTATGCAACCTCGGTTTAGGGGTGTTCAAAGATGACCCAGTTAACTTAGAAGCAGCCATTGAATACCTCAGAAAGTACTCAGATGCCACGCAGGAAAATAACTGATGCTGTAGAGACAAAGCCATATCTGAACTCTGACGGTACGCTTAATTTCAATAAAGTCTTCCAATTTCAGCCGAAGCAAACCGAACTGTTACGTAACGTCAGTCGTGGCGGCAAGATTTATCTGCAGCCAGCAGCGGGTCAGTGCCTCAGCACTGGTGGCATCCGTTCGGGTAAAACTTGTGGATGGTTGATGTTCTTTGTCATGCATTACTGCTTACGATGGAAAGGCTGCAATCTATTAGTACTTCGTAGGAACTTTAAGGAATTAGAGAACGGAGCCATTGCTGATTTCCGTACGTTCATGCCCAAAGAGTTTTATGACTATGACCAGACGAAGCACGTAGCGACCCTAAAGAATGGATCACGTGTAGTCTTCGGACATTGCCAGAACAACAAAGACAGAGACATTGAGCAGTACCTAGGACAGGCGTATCCTGCCATACTGGTTGACGAATGCGGCCAGTTCTCGCCGGATGCGTGGATGATGTTGTTCC